GGGGGGGCGCGCCATGTAGAAAACAACAAACGCGAAATAGGATTTTTCTGACCAATGGCTAGGCAATCCCCGACCAACAGCACGTCGAGTGCGGTTAAAATCATGGCAGCGGCCAACCAGCCAATTCATCCGCCAAGCAATGTGCCGCTCAATGACGATGACCTTTCATTTTTTGCCAACGTGCTTGAAGAGTTTGCGCGCAGTCAGTGGACCGGCCACCAGCTTGAAATCGCGGCAATGATGGCGCGCACTATGTGCGATCTGAACAAAGAACAGCAAAGCTTGCGGGTTGAAGGCTATATGATTGAGCGCCAGAATGGTTGCTTGGTGGAAAACCCACGGCTGCGCGCGGTTAAATCCTTGACGGGTGACCTGCTTGCGCTGCGAAGATCACTTGGGGTCAATGCGCGCGCGCGAGATGAGGCACATGTTGCCGATAAAAAGACCGGCTTGGCCAAGTCTATTGAGAAAAATAGCCCCTTAAATGATGATTTATTAGCGCGGCCAAGTTGACCAGAGGGCAAAAGGTTTGCGCGTTTATCGAAAAATTCTGCCTGATCCCAGAGGGCGCGCACGTTTCCAAGCCGATGAAGCTGCAAAAGTTTCAGCGCAAATTCATCCTTGACGTGTATGACAACAAGAGTGGAACCAGCCGCGCGTACCTATCGGTGGCTAGGAAAAACGGAAAGTCTGCGCTGATAGCCGCGATATTGCTGGCGCACATAGTAGGTCCAGAGGCAAAGCTAAATAGCCAAATTGTAAGCGGTGCCAGATCGCGCGATCAGGCGGCGCTGGTGTTTAAGCTGGCTGAAAAAATGGTGAGGTTATCGCCGGAATTATCAAAAATCATCAGGGTGGTGCCATCAAGCAAGATGTTGATCGGCTTGGTAATGAATGTTGAGTATAAAGCGATCTCCGCAGAAGCGGGAACTGCGCACGGCCTGTCTCCAGTCTTGGCGATTTTGGACGAGGTGGGCCAAGTTAGAGGGCCGCAGGACAGTTTCATTGAAGCGATTGAAACCGCCCAAGGCGCGCACGAGCAACCACTGTTGATCGCCATATCTACGCAGGCCGCAACTGACGCTGACCTGTTTTCAAACTGGCTTGATGACGCAGCCAACGCAAAAGACAAACGGATTGTTAGCCACGTTTACTCCGCGCCAGAGGATTGCAAGCTATCAGATCGCAAGGCTTGGCGCGCAGCGAACCCAGCGCTTGGCAAGTTTAGATCACTGCAAGATATGGCAGACTTTGCGCGGCAGGCTGAAAGGTTGCCAGCCAAAGAAAACAGCTTTCGTTGGCTGTACCTGAACCAGCGAATTGAGGCGGTCAGTCCGTTTCTGTCGCGATCTGAATGGGAAGCAAATGGAACGCCGGTTGATGTGCCGCTTGGCTCGCCGTGCTGGGCTGGCTTGGATTTATCGGCAAGCCGCGATTTGACCGCTTTGGTTTTGGTGTTTCCTGTGGGTGAAAAGTTCCACGTTGTGCCGCATTTCTTTTTGCCTAGCGATGGCATTAGAGAGCGCAGCCAAAGTGAGAAAGTGCCTTATGATTTATGGGCTAAGGCTGGCCATCTGACGCTGATTGATGGTCCGGTGATCAACCCCGTAGTGATCGCGAACACGATCGCGGAGGTTGCAAAAGACTATGATTTGCAGCTTTTAAGTTATGACCGTTGGCGCATTAACGACATTATTCGAGAGCTAGATAACATCGGGATTTTGGCGCAGACTTACGACCCTAAAACTTTCCAAAAACAAAGCGGAGTTTTGCCGGTTTCACCGTTTGGCCAAGGGTTCAAAGATATGGCCCCAGCGGTTGATAAGCTTGAGCGCTTGGTTGCCCAGCGCAATCTCTGCCACGCTGGCAACCCAATTCTGAACATGTGCGCTGCGGGTGCAGTGATTGAGACAGATCCAGCGGGAAACCGCAAATTGACAAAGAAGAAAAGTTTAAGCCGCATTGACGGTTTAGTTGCTTTGGCGATGGCTTTGGCCTGCGTCAATAATGAGACTGATGTGGACACGTCTTCGCCGTGGGATAACCCAGACTTTCGACTTGCTGGCTAGGAGATTTTGATGGGCATTTTTGACAAATTCCTTAGCCAAGAGGCGCGGAATTTAGAAGACCCGACCGCAACAAACAGTACAAAAGATTTCTTGTCTGTAATGGGCTGGGGCGATTTCGCGGCATCGGCAGGCGTGACGGTCAACACAGACACGGCGCTTGGCGTTCCGGCGATCTGGGCGGCGGTAAACTTTATATCTGGGACCTTGGCGGGTTTGCCTCTGCACGTTTATCGCAAGACGGAAAACGGACGGGTGCGGGTAACTGAAGGTTTCGCAGGTACAATCAACAGCGCAGTCAATCCAGAAATGTCATCTTTCGAGTGGCGCAAGTATATGTTCGAGCAAGTTTTGACCGGCGGTCGATCTATTACATATATTGAACGCAACCGCACCGGAGAGGTTGTGGACCTATATCCGCTGGATCCGAATGGCGTTTTGGTTGAGCGCAACGTTACAACGATGGGATTTCCGGCAAAAACCTATCGATACAACCAGCGCACTTTCAAGGCCAAAGATATTATCGACTTAACGTTTATGGTTAAGGCCAACCAGCTTGACCCGCGCGGTCCAATCCAGACAAACAAAGACGCAATAGGGATGGCTATTGCGGCCAGTCAATATGGCGCAAAAGCGTTTCAATCTGGCGGTATTCCCCCTGCCGTTTTGCAAGGTCCATTTCAATCTGGTGCTGCGGCTTCTCGCGCTTCTGAGGATGTGGCGGCAGCAACGGCAAAGCTGGCAAAAGAAGGCAGGCCTATCATGGCGCTGCCACTTGGCCATGAATTAAAATCTGTTGGGTTCTCACCAGAGCAAATGCAATTGATAGAATTGCAGCGTTTTAGCATTGAGCAGATCGCGCGGATCTACAGCCTGCCGCCAATTTTTTTGCAAGATCTCACAAGATCAACCTTCACCAACTCAGAGCAACAAGATCTGCACTTTGTTAAACACACACTGAAGCGGTGGATTGAACAATCTGAGCAAGAAATGAACTTGAAATTGTTCGGGCGCGGCTCTGACCAATACATTGAATATAACGTTGATGGCTTGCTGCGAGGTGATTTCAAAACACGCATGGAGGCCCACGCCGCCTCAATTCAAAACGGCATCAGAACACCAAACGAAGTGCGCGATTTAGAGAACATGACCGCGCGAGATGAGGGCGGTCAACTAATGATTCAAGGCGCGACTGTGCCAATTGCTAATCAATTCGGAGATCAAAATGAACAAGGAAATTAGAACGGCAGACACCGCTCTTGAAATTCGTGCAGACGATGACGGGCTGAAGGTCTCAGGATATGCGGCAGTATTTGATCAAGAGACAAGCATCGGCGGTCAGTTCAACGAAAAGATTGCGCGCGGTGCTTTTGCTGGCGCGGTTGGACGTGACGACGTTGTGTTTCTGATCAACCACGAAGGCCTGCCGCTGGCGCGCACACGGTCAGGCACGTTGACGCTGCGCGAGGATGAGCGCGGCCTATACATGGAAACCATGCTTGATGAAAAAGATCCTGACGTTAGGGCGATTGTCCCTAAAATGCAGCGCGGAGATCTGGACAAAATGAGTTTTGCATTTCGTCCGACGCGGCAAACGTGGGACGATAGCGGAGACATTCCAACCCGCACAATCGAAGAGGCTTCACTTTTTGACGTGAGCATTGTGACCACGCCAGCATACGCCGGTACGGAAATTGGCCTGCGGTCTTTGCAGGATCATCGTGACCAGGTGGTTAAGCCTGTTTCGCAAGCTGCACGACGCATGCGAATGAAAGCAAAAATACAATATTAACAACCAGTTAGCGCGCGATTAATCGCGTCTGAAAAACGGCGAATCCCGCTGTTTGCCCGTATTCCTGCGGCTTGGGCAACCGCTTTGGAATGAACGCTGTGAAGCGTCCTTTTCCCATGATGGAGGCCCTTAGATGGCTAACGCAATCGAATTGCGGGAATCAATGGCGCGTATTGCCGCCAATGCCCGTGCAAAATTAGAAGAAGTTCAAGACAACACCACAGACGAACGCTCCGCAGAAATTGAGCGCGAGTTTGACGCAATGATGGCTGACCACGATCAGCTTGATCAACGCGCCGCGCGGATTGAAAAAGTTGACGCAGCCGATGCGCGCGCCAATGAGGTTGACGTCTCCAAGCGACCACAGTTTGAAAACCGCTCTTCACTCGCGGTTGATAACGGCGTTTCAATTGATTATCGCACAGCGTTTGCTCAAATGATTTCAGTCGGTGGCGTCGGATACATGACGCAGGAGGCGCGGTCCGTTCTGGAAACAGAGCACCGGATTCAAACGGCTGGCACTGGTAACCAAGGTGGTTTCACGGTTCCTGTTGAACTCGCTGGCTATATCGAAAAAGCGATGCTTGCCACGGGTCCAATGTATGACTCGAACATTTTCACCACGATCAACACAACCGCAGGCAATACGTTCAACATCCCGACGATTGACGACACGGCCAAGGTCGCTGTTGCTCATACTGAAGGCACTCAGCCAACCGATGACGCTGGCGTTGACGCAGTGTTTGCACAAAAAACGTTGAGTGCATTTGCGTTCGACACGGAGTGGCTGCGGTGGTCTGCTGAACTGAATTCAGACAGCGTTCTAAACATGGAAAGCTTGCTTGGCGAATTGCTGGGTGAGCGTATGGGCCGCACTGCTAACACTGCTCTAACAACCGGCACAGGCTCGTCAGCGGTTGAAGGCATTGTAACCGGTTCGAGTTTGGGTGTAACAGCCGCAGCGGTTGCTGCTGTGACTGGCGATGAAATTCTTGATTTGATCCATTCGGTCGATCCAAGTTATCGCGCTTCGCCCAACACCGCCATCATGATGAACGACACCACGCTGAAAGCCGTGAGAAAGCTTAAAGATGGCGACGGAAACTATCTTTGGCAGATGGGCAACTTCCAAGCCGGTGTTCCAAATAGCTTGCTAGGTTATAACGTTGTCATCAATCAGGGTATGGACGACATGGCAGCGACCAAGAAGGTCATGCTGTTCGGTGATATGAAAAAATATTATGTGCGTAAAGTTGGCGCGCCTTCGTTGTACATAGCACGGGAGCGTTTCGCACCTGATTTTGGCATACTTGGTTACGTCCGCTTAGACGGTTGTGTAGTTAATTCGGCTGCAATCAAGCACCTAAAAAACGCAGCTTCTTAAATTAATTAAAGCGGGGCTGTCATGGCCTCGCTTTCTTTCTTCTGGAAGGTTTTTAAAATGAAAATCAGAATGTTGACCAGCATGGCGGGTGCCGATTTTGTGCATAATCGCGGTGATGAAATCGAGGTCGATGACAAGACCGGCAAGCGCTTTATCGAGGCAAACATTGCGGAGCCTGTCATCAATGCAAGCAAAATTGAACGCGCGATTAAAAAGCCTGCGACCAACAAAGCGATAAAAGTATAATGAACCTCACCGCACAGTTTGCGCTTGAGCTAGTAACTGCGCCATCAGCGCTGCCGTTGTCGCTTGCTGAGGCCAAAGCGCAGATGCGTGTTGAGCATAGCGACGATGACGCGCTGATCAATCGTTTGATTGCCGTTGCTGTCGCTTATGTTGACGTTCCCC